CGTGGCTGCCGTTCTTGTAGTAGCGGCGCCGGAACAGGGTGGCGGACTCGTTTAACCAGGTGGCGTTCAGGGCGCTGAGGTATTCGGGCAGACCATAGATTTCTTGGTTGATGTCGGGCTCCATCAGGTGGAAGACCGCGCCCTTGGCGAAGGCCTGCTCATCATTCCACCCGCGCACATACCAGTAGGTGTCCAGATCCGAGCCGCGCCGCACGTACCGCGCAGGCAGCGCCTTGAGCGTGAGCAGCTTGCCCGAGCGCGCGTTGTGCCGCTCGACATAGGCGTTGCCGAAGATGAGGTATTCGAGGACGAAGCGCGAGAACTCTGCCCGCGACAGCACCGGGCTGGGCTCGAATGTGCTGACCAGGATGTTGCGCTTCACATAGATCGGGCTGGAGTGATGCACCGCCGCCCGGAAGCTGCGCGCCAGGCCGTCCCAGCTCAGCGGCGGCTCGTACCACTTGCCCATGTTCAGGCATTCGAGATAGTCGAGAATCTCGCGCCGATCGAGCACGGCAACAGGATCGCCAAAGGTGAAGGCCTCGGCCTTGCCCGTTGCGGCGTCGGGCTGTTCTGCGGTCATCAGTAAATCTCCATCATGCTGGTGTTCTGTTTGGTGGCGCCCTCGAGCGGCTCGTTGTAGAGGGCGTGCATGGTTGCCCATGCCAGGTCGGCGTGGCTGGCGTCATCGGATCGGCTGGCCTGGTAAGTGGCCTGGCGCCCGCTGGGCGTCATCGCACGACGGATGGCCATGAAGGACTGGGCAATGTCGGTGCTGCCGGCGTCCCATTCGAGCCGGCCGTTGTTGATCACGTCTTGCGCCTTCAGGACCATGCGCGTCTTCAGCTCGACGCTGTAACTGAAGGACACGGCATCGGGGCGGAACTGCTTGACGAGCTGATACACGCCCACGCCCAGCCCGCTCACATCGATGCCGAGGAACTGCACATTGAAGCGGCCGCAGGTTTTGCGGATGAACTCGGCCTGCGCGGCGAAGTCGGCGCCCTTGAACTGGTGGCGCTCGAGGATGCGGAACTTGCCGCCCGCCACGGCCGGCGGCGCAAGCACCACCAGGGCGGCGCTGTCGCCGGTGCTTGCCGGGTCATACCCCACCCACACCGGCCGATCGCCGAAGGGGCGCTGCGCGAACGGCTTCAGGTCTTCCCACTGCTCCCAGCTATCGACCATGCAGCGCTGCAGGACGGCAAACGGGAACACGCTGGCGCCATCGTCCATGAACTGGCACATGAACAGCTGCGAGAACTCCTCGGGGCTGTACTCGCGCCTGAGCTGCTCGAGGTCGAAGAGGTCGCAGCCACTGGCCAGCGCATCCTCAATGGTGACGATGTGCCGCCACTGGCCATCCTCGCACCGGCGCCCGGCCTGCAGCGCCGCGGCGCTCACGTCGAGCTGGATCTGCTCAGCCTTCGCGCGGCCCTTGTTGTACAGCGCACCCGTCCAGAACGGGTAGGCCTCGTGCGACATCGCCGAGGGCGTGCTGAAGTAGGTCTGCCGCCAGCGCTTCTGGCTGGCCATACCCGATGCGACCTTGCGCAGCTCCTGGTAACGCGGGATCCAGAAGTACTCATCCACGTACAGGTTGCCGTGGAAGCTCTGCGCGGTGCGGCTGTTGGTGCCGAGGAAGATCAGCTCGGCCCCGTTCGGCAGCACGATCCGCTCGCCCTTGAGCTCGACGTCGACCTGCTTGGCGAAGTCGATGATGTACGACCGGAACTGAAAGGCCTGCGCCTTCGATGCGCTCAGGAAGATCTGGTTGCGCCCGGTGTCGAGTGCATCGAGCAGCGCCTCGCGGCTGAAGTAGTAGGTGGCACCGATCTGGCGCGACTTGAGCAGGTTACGGATCCGCTCGGCCTGGCCGGCTTCGTACCAGGTGCGCTGGTATCCGAACATCTGGTCGAAGAAGACCTTGCGCAGCGCCTCGTGCTGCTCTTCGCTGAAGAAGTTCGACGTCGGCTTGCGCTTGGGGCCCTTGTTGCGGTTTTCGACGTTCGGATTCAGGTCGCCTTCGTGCCCGCCCGGCGCCTGGTAGCGCCTCACACGGGCGAGCCGCTCGACCTGGCGCCCGAGCAGGTCGAGCTCCTTGTAGTCCTTGCCGTCCTTCGGCTCCTTCAGCACAAGCTGGATCATGCGCGCCTCAAGCGCGCCCTCGACGCGCTCGACCGGCGTCGCCTTGCGCCACTTGTCACGCATCGACCATGACGCGATCGTCGCGCGCTTGATGCCAAGGTACTCACTGATCTGAGAGACCCCCCAGCCCTGCCAGTACAGCAGCCGCGCGCGGGCTCTGGCTTCGAACTTGGGGTCTCCGTCTGCAGGCTGTTGCACTGCGGTGTCTGGGGGGGCGGGTGAATTCATGTGCGCATCCTTGCCCATCGCGCGCGCGATCCCGAACACGCCCGCGTTGTGACGACAGCCCACACAACCCCGCCGAATTGCCCCCCTGCACGGCAGCCGCCGACCATTGATCCGCATCGCATCAGTGCACCCGAAAAGCGCACCCGACAAGGACATTCGCAATGAAATATTTCCGCATCGCCACCGAGGGCGCCACGACTGACGGTCGCGTCATCTCGCGTGAATGGCTCACCCAGATGGCCAAGAACTACGACCCGAAGAAGTACGGGGCCCGTCTCAACCTCGAGCACTTGCGCGGCGTGCTGCCGGACGGCCCGTTCAAGGCCTATGGCGACGTGGTCGCACTGAAGGTGCAGGACGTGGAAGAAGGCAAGGTCGCACTGTTCGCGCAGATCGACCCGACCCCCGAGCTGGTCGAGCTCTCCAAGAAGCGCCAGAAGGTCTACACGTCGATGGAAGTCGACCCCAACTTCGCGCGCAGCAACGAGGCCTACCTGGTGGGTCTGGCGATCACCGACAGCCCCGCCAGCCTCGGCACGGAAATGCTCAAGTTCGCCGCGGGTGCGCAGCACAACCCCCTGGCCGCCCGCAAGCAAGGCCCGGACAACCTGTTCAGCGAAGCCACCGAGATCGAACTCGACTTCTCCGACATCCGCGACCCTGAAGAGAAAAGCCTGTTCAGCAAGGTCAAGGACATGCTCAGCCGCATCGGCGACAAGGCCGCCACCACCGAAGCCCGCCTCGCCGACGCACACCAGGCCGTCGAAGCGCTGGCCGATCACGCCCGCAGCCTCACCGACAAGCTCGAGCAGGTCACCACCGATCGCACCGCCGACGCTGCCGCCTTCGCCGAACTGAAGTCCGCCCACGAAAAGCTGACGGCAGACTTCACCGCCCTGCTTGCCAAGCTCGACAAAGAGCCCGAGCACAAACACCACGCCCGCAAGCCTGCCACCGGCGGCGACGGCGCCATCGTCACCGACTGCTGACCCCACCAGAACCCACGGAGCCCGCACCATGCGCAACGAAACCCGCCGCCTGTACAACGCCTATCTGGACCAGGTCGCAAAGCTCAACGGCGTCGAATCCGCCGCCGAAAAATTCACCGTCGAGCCGTCTGTCCAACAGACCCTCGAAACCAAGATTCAGGAATCCAGCGAGTTCCTGGGCCGCGTCAATATGGTCGGCGTTGCCGAGCAGATGGGCGACAAGATCGGCCTGGGCGTATCCGGCCCGATCGCCAGCACCACCAACACCACCACCACCGATCGCGCCACCCGCGACGTGACCGTGATGGACGAACAAGGCTACGTCTGCACGCAGACCAACTTCGACACCCACCTCACCTACGCCAAGATCGACGCCTGGGCCAAGTTCCAAGACTTCCAAACCCGGATCCGCGACGCCATCCTGCGCCGCCAGGCCCTGGACCGCATCATGATCGGCTTCAATGGCACCAGCCGCCAGGCCACCAGCGACTTCGGCACCAACCAGCTGCTGCAGGACGTCAACATCGGCTGGCTCCAGAAGCACACAGTCGGCGCCACCGGCGATTACAAGAACCTGGACGCCCTGGTCTTCGACGCCATCAACAACATGATCGAGCCCTGGTACCAGGAAGACGGCGGCCTGGTGGCGATCATGTCGCGCGACCTGCTCGCGGATAAGTACTTCCCGCTGATCAACACGGCCAACCCGCCCAGCGAGCAGGCCGCACTGGACATGGTCATCAGCCAGAAGCGCGTCGGCGGCGTTCAGGCGGTTCGCGTGCCGTACATGCCGGCCGGC